GAATTTACAAAAAGAAATTATTAAAAGTAAAAAGAAATAGTAATGAATCAGTATTCAAATAGGTTGAGGCAGATGAACGGATTAGGGAGTAATTCCTCCCAATTATCTCCTAATTCTGCCGTTCCTCCGAGGAGTAGAGCGCCATCTGCTTCAACACCAAGCGATGAATACCTTATGGCTCTTGGTAAAGCAAACAAAGCAAAAAGTGCTAGAGCAAAACAGTATTATCAAATGGAAGCTGAAAGAATTAAAATGAGGGGATAAAACGTGGCAATTGAACGTGACATTGGCGGTGGTGGTTTACCAGAAAATTTAAACAAACCCTCTCCAGAGTTAGAACAGGCTGAAATTGATATTATTGAGTTCAACGAACAAGCTAATGTTACTGAATTTGATGATGGAAGTGCTATCATTGGTGAGTTTCAGGAAGAAATTGCTGTTACACCTGATATTCCCTTTGATGGAAACTTAGCAGATGTCATAGATGAAGCAGAATTAGGGCGTATTTCTTCTGATTTAACAGGTAGTGTTGATGATGATATGTCCTCACGAGAAGAGTGGGAAAACACATATAAAAAAGGTTTAGAACTTCTTGGTATGAAATACGAGGAAAGATCACAGCCTTTTGAAGGGGCTTCTGGCGTTATTCACCCTCTTCTTGGCGAAGCTGTTACGCAGTTTCAAGCACAGGCTTATCGTGAAATGCTTCCCTCTGGTGGTCCTGTAAGAACGCACGTTCTTGGTGCTTCAGACCCTATGCTTACACAACAGGCTGAACGTATTAAAGAATACATGAATTACCAAATTACTTATGAAATGGAGGAGTACGATCCTGAATTGGATCAGATGCTGTTTTACCTTCCAGTTGTAGGATCAACCTTTAAAAAAGTTTATTTTGATCCTTTACTGCAACGTGCAGTCAGTAAGTTTATTCACGCTGAAGATTTGGTTGTTCCTTATTCAGCAACTGATTTATTAACAAGTCCTCGCATTACACACGTTATTAAAATGGATTCTAATGAGGTTTTAAAGCTTCAACTTGCTGGATTTTACCGTGATATAGAGCTTCCTAGCTCTGGTTATGATACTACAAACTATAACCAAGTTGATGAAACCATTAATGAAATACAAGGTGTTCAACCAACAAAAGGTTCTGAAGAACTAACAGTTTATGAAATTCATACAGAACTTGATATTGAGGGTTTTGAGGACATGGGTGAAGATGGTGAACCTTCTGGTTTAAAACTTCCTTATGTTGTTACGATATTAGAAGATAATGGTGAGGTTCTTGCCATTAGACGTAATTACGATGAGCAAGACCTAATGAAGCGTAAAAAGCCTTACTTTGTGCATTATAAGTTTATGCCCGGTTTGGGATTTTATGGTTTAGGTCTTACACATATGATTGGTGGTTTGGCTCAAGCTTCTACATCAATACTAAGACAGTTGATTGACTCTGGAACATTATCTAACTTACCAGCAGGATTTAAAGCTCGTGGCGCTCGTATTCGTGATGAAGACAGCGCATTGCAACCGGGCGAGTTTAGAGACATAGACGTAGCTGGTGGCGATATTCGTACATCATTGATGCCTTTACCTTTTAAGGAGCCTTCAGGAACGCTCTATCAGCTTATGGGAACGCTTGTAGACGCTGGTAGACGCTTTGCATCTATGGCAGACATGAAAATAGGTGAAATGGGTGGAGAAACGCCTGTAGGCACCACAATGGCTATTATGGAACGTGGCACGAAGGTTATGTCTGCAATCCATAAAAGATTACATTATTCACAAAAGATGGAGTTTAAACTTTTAGCGAATATCTTTGCTATGAATCCATCTCCTTATCCTTATGCAGTTGCAGGTGCTGAACCTAATATAAAAGCACAGGATTTTGATGGTCGTATTGATATACTGCCAGTAAGTGATCCAAATATCTTTTCTATGTCGCAACGTGTGACTTTAGCACAAACAGAATTACAATTGGTGCAATCAAATCCACAAATACATGGTGGTCCTCAAGGATTGTATCAGGCATATAGAAATATGTATGAGGCTTTAGGTGTATCAAATATAGATGCAATCTTACCTGCTCCTCAACAACCACAACCTACAAACCCAGCTAAAGAAAATCAAAATGCTTTACTTGGACAAGCTTTGCAAGCCTTTCAAGGTCAAGATCATCAAGCACATATTCAATCACATTTGGCTGTATTATCGACTCCAACTGTGCAAACAAGTATGGCTGTAGCTGCTGTTTTACAAGGACACATACAAGAACATATTGGTATGCTTGCCGAGATGAAAGCACAAGAGCAAGTCATGTCGCAATTACCTCCAGAACAACAACAGATGTTGCAACAAGATCCAAATATGCAACAGCAAATACAAGCACAAATACAAAATGTTGCTTCTCAAATTATAGCTGAAATGATTGAGCAATATGCACAAGCTGTTACTCCACCACCACAGCAAGATCCTCTCGTTGCAATTAGACAACAAGAACTTGCAATTAAGGGTGCTGATATACAGCGTAAAGGCGAAGAGTTTGATAAGAAATTAGAGCAAGATCAACAAAACGAAAGAAATGATGCTCTTATTGCTCAACAAAGAATAGATATATCTAAGGAGGCATTGGAAGATAAAACTCGTGTTGCTGAAGAACGTATTCAAACACAAAGAGATATTGCAGCTTTAAATAACATGAAAAGGAACTAAATAAATGTCATCAGTTAATCAAGAATATTCAAGAAGAGTTAAAGAAGAAAAAATACTTAGACGACAAAAGAAAGAAGGAATACAGCCAGTTGTTGAACCAGTTGTTAAAAAAGAAGAAACAGTTTTGGTTCGAGCCAGAAATGCAGATGGAACGCTAAAAGGTGATGACAAAAGCACTCCAAATGTTAATGAAGCTTGGGTTGAAAAGCCAAAGCCAAAGAAGAAGAAAGCTGGACGACCTCGTAAGAAAGTTTAATTTTTAAGGTGTAATTATGCCCGATCCTATAACAGTCGCAATGGCTTCATTCGCTGCCGTAAAAGCAGGGGTGGCTGGTGCGAAGTCAATTGCAGAACTAGGGAAGGATTTAGGAACTTTATGGCAAGCCATAGATGACGTAAAAGCTGATGCAAAGAGTGCTAAAAAGTCTGGTGGTGGTAATGCTATGGAGAAGTTCATAGCCTTAAAACAAGCAGAAGATTTAGAGCATAATTTAAGAAACATAGTGCTGTCCACGAGAGGTGAAGCAGGGTGGAGACAACTTCAAGAGTTAAGAAAGAAAGAAAAACAACGTGAGGTTCAGGGTCGTTACCAAGCAACACGAAGAAGAAATCAACTTGTAAACGCCCTAGGAATTATCTGTGCAATACTTATTACTGGAGTTGGCGCTTATTTTATGATTATGTTTGCTATGAAGTATCAATGATGAGGTATGGAGCCGAAGATGATAATTTGGATTACTCTTGTTTTATTTTTGCTTGCTTATCATCATGCTATAACTTTTGAACCAAAGTGGATGCTAATAAAATGAAAAAACTTTCAAAAGATAACCCACTGAACCAAGCTGACTTGGACGGTGATGGCATAGTTACAAAAGAAGAACTTGACACGCATGAACGGTTTATAAAGATTGATAATCAGAACCGTAAAGAAGATCAGTCTCGCTTTATGATTTTATTTAGTTTATTTTCAGTAACAACTTTTATTGGACTTATGATGACTCCTTGGGTTAGTATTGAAAGAGTACAGGTATTACAACCAATTGGTTCAACATGGGTGATAGCAAATATGGGTATAATTGGTGCTTTTCTTGGTATTAACGGATATACAAAGATTAAGGAAAATGGAAAATGACAAAGTATGCTTCACAACAGGATTATGAAGCTGCACTAGCAGACCCAAACAGTTTTGAAAATAGAATGAACCAATCTAATTCTATAGCACTATCAGTAGCAAATCCTTTTAATCCTTTTACTGAAGGACTAAGTGGTCAAGGAATAATGGGTGGAGAACCGATAAGACGGTATCTTGATCCTATTTTACAACTAGTTAAAATGAAAAAGAAGGAAGAATTACAAAATAAAATTGATCCATATGTTCAAGAAGTTCAACAATTAACAGATCAAACTTTTCCTGATTTAAGTTTAAGTGGTGGTGGATTAAGAGGGGGTCTTGGTAGTATTTTTGGTGGTGGAATGGGTGGTCCTGCCGTTGACTTTATGACTCCTAACATGGGTAGTCCATCTGGTGGTAATCAACTTGGAGGAGGTTTGTTAAATATTCCTCAAAGTAGTCAAGTATCAAATACAATGCAATCGTTATCAAATCCTTTTGGTACAGCTTCTTTTTTTAGATAAATAAGAGGATAAGAGATGTATGAGTATGCTATTAAAGAAATAGTTAAGGTTGTTGATGGCGATACAATTGATATTGTTATTGATCTTGGGTTTAATCTTTCTAAAAAAGAAAGAGTTCGTCTTGCTGGTATAGATAGTCCTGAAAGTCGAACAAAAGATCTTGAAGAAAAAGAATTAGGACTTGAATCTAAAGAATTTCTTAAACGTAGACTTGAAGATGGGAAAGCCTCTGGTCTTAAAGTAAAGACAGAAAAAGATGGCAAGTATGGTCGTATGCTTGGCTGGATTTATGTTGGTCAAGAAAATATTAATACAGAAATGGTTGATAGAGGTTACGCTTGGTTTTATAGTGGAGGATCTAAAAAGAAAGATCTTAATGAGTTAAGATCAAAAAGAGGAACCGTAAGTGTCTGAACAAGAAGAAAACAAACCGTTTCAATTATCTGATAATAGTAATATAAGTATACCACTGCGTAACTTAATAAGTATGATTGCTGTAACGGCATTGAGCGTGTGGTTATATTTTGGTTTAACAGAACGATTATCTA